GTGGCTTTTCGGGTGCCCCCGTGTTCGCGCCGAACGGCACAGTCGTCGGCGTGCACATTCGCGGAGTGGATCCTGCGCGCAAGCTCAATGCAGCGTGCAAGATTACCGCTCTGCCTTTAAACTGCTAGGCCCCTTCGAAGGTGCTCGCGCTGTTCTCGTGCGCGACGCTTTCGAGGGGGCTGCCGTGAGTGGGCTGTTCCAGAACATCGATGTTTTGGGGCAGGGATCACGCCACACACGTTTTAAGCCCGACTACGTGGTCAATTCTACCTACCAAGACTACACGCGTCAACCTCTCCCCTGCACGTATGGCCCCTCTCAGCGTTCAGTCGCGATTGAGTGGTCTCGTCTCCAGGATGCCGATCAGGCACCTGTTGTTATGACACCGGAGCAACAGTCCCGCCTTTTACAGGCTGGTGATTGGGCGATCGACCACTTTGCAGTTTGCGGTCGTGCGAAATCTATGTCCATTGATGAAGCTATTGAGTATGTCATCAACAGTGATTGCGCAGATTCGTCCCCCGGTTACCCCCATGTGCAGAAGTTTAAGACCAAGAAATTGGCTTTGCTCGATCCTGAAGTGCGAGCCCGTGTAGTTGATTATTGGCAGAACCTCGGTACGCCCAGTTCTTGGAGCGTCGTGTTCTCGACCAATTTGAAGAGTGAGATTCTGAAAGCAAAGAAGATCGACGAAAAAGCGACGCGCTTATACGATTGCGCGCCGCTGGAGCATCACTGTGCGATGGTCGCATTGTTCGGCCCCCAGCATGATGCGCTCATGTCGTCCACTTCGACATGGTGTTCCGTCGGTACTCCGTTCCAATATGGTGGCTGGAACGCTCTTCTTGCGCGCCTTGGGCACGACTGGTTCGTCGGCCTTGACGCCAAAGGGTATGATCAATCGATTCCCCCCATTGCTTTCCTTATCCTGTACCGTCTCGTCTGCGCATTTTCGCCTCCGCACCTCCATGCAAAGGCTTTGGACCTTCTTCAGCAGGCATGTTTCAACATTTTTGTCACGTGCCGTGGTGCGTTCATGCGCAAGTACACAGGAAACCCGTCCGGCTGGTTCCTAACTCTTTTTCTTAACACAGTGTTTTTGTATTGCCTGGTCGCGTACGCTTTTGGTCTGGTTTATTCGACCGCGACGCGCGCGCAGTTTGAGCAGCGTATTAACGCCCTCCTGTGTGGAGATGATTCATTTTTGTCCATCTCGCCCGCAATTCGGACCGTATTTACGGCCGAACACATTGTGTCCGCCTGGCTGTCATTGGGTATCGTGGTGAAAGAAGTTCATCAGTCCTCTGACAAGATGTGTATTGAGTACTGTGGAGCGACGTCAGCTTCTTATGGCGGCGTCCTTGTCCGCTACCCACGCGTTGACAAGTTCCTAGCTTCCCTGTACTACACTCGAGACACTGACCCCACGTATCTGCTTCTGCGTGCGGCCAGCATTATGGCGGAATTGTTCCCGGCTCCTGAAGCTTATGAGGTGGTGCGTGGGTACGTTGAGAGCCTTTTCGTGCGCTTTCCGTACCTGGAGTCCCTGCGGCAATCAATAAAGACGGACGGCCAGATTGCGTATTTACACACTGGCTTGGAGAGATATGAGCAATGTTGTCATGCGGCGCGTAACGAAGAACGCATGAAAAACAACATGCCACGCAATGGCAACTCTCGCTCGCGGCGCGGCAATCGTCGCTCGCGCGCTCAACCGTCTCAGCGGCCTCGCCGCAACACTCGTGCGAACCGTCGTCCCGCTCGCATGGATTACGTTCGCCCTGTTCAGTCCCGACTCGTGCGCCGACCCGGCGCCCAGTCCCGAGCTACCCCCCCCCACGCCTCCTCCCACGTGCTCCACATGAGTGAGCACACTACAGCGTATGCCAAAACGCTGCTTGACCCCGTCGAAGCGCCTCCAGCTGGAATGCCGGCGGACGGCCTCGCCAACACGCGCAAGGTCAAGTTCTACGCTCGTGGCTCCGGTTCCACTGGGACCGCCGGCTACGGCTACATCATTTGTGACCCCAAGGCAGCTGTCACGAACAACCAAGGCACGATTGCGTACTCGGACGCAACCTACGCTGGCACCACCATGGACACGACGACCGGTTCTGGTGGCCGCAACAACGTCTACTCCAATTCGGAGTACGCAGCAGCGTCGTTCAACGCAGGACCCGGTGGCATCCAAAGTCGCCTCGTCTCAGCTGCCATCCGCACTCGCTTCACTGGCACGGAGCTTGCGCGCGGTGGTTCGGTGTATTCGCTTATCGAACCCAACCACCAGAGTCTGAACGGCAAGGCCGTTAGCGACATCCGAGGCTACTCCAACGGATCGAATCAGCCTTTCGACCGTGAGTGGCACCAGCTCAACTACACCGGACCGATCAACTCCGATGAGATGAAGCTGGACTACGCGACGCAGTCGCAGTTTTACATGGGCATCCTGATGCAAGCACCCAGCACAACGCCCGTGTCCTTCGACTGGGAGGCTTGGTTCAACATCGAGCTTTCTGGCAGCATCATCCACGGAAAGACCCTTACCATGCAGGACCCTGCTGGTTTCCATGCTGTCACGTCCGGTGTCCAAAGCGCTGATCAGACCACTGTGGTCAGCCATGGGCACCCTACCTTCCTTCAGTCGGCCATCGACAAAATTGGTGACGTTTTCACCAAGGCGGCGACGTACATCGCACCGCCTGTCGCACCCGGTGCGCCCCCCCCGCACGAGACCCTCATGCACAAGTTTGTGTCTGAGGTTGCCCCTACCCTCCTGAAGGATGCCGAGGTGGCTGGAGGTGTGCTTGGCAAGGTTGCTCACTACGCATCCTTTGCTTCGCCCTTTTTGCTGTGAGGTTTTCTCTTCTTTATTTACTCACAGCCCGCCCCTCGTTAGTCGAAGTTTTACATGTTCC